TTGAGGCTGTGGCTGATGTTGTAACTACATCTGATTTGCAAAATCTAATTGGTGAACCTGAAGGAATCGCTGCATTGGATGAAGATGGGAAAGTACCAATTGAACAACTACCCGAAGGAATAGGCGGAGGAATTGATGATGTAATGACCGAAGAAAATCAAGTGTGGGAGGTATAATTATGGCTGATAAAATGTTAAGAATCGCTGGTCGTGGTACAGATGGGACAGCTAAGGCAATAAGAACGGACAACGAAGGTAATATTAGTGCTCAAATGTTTATTCTTGGAAAGAATTTATTCAATAAAGATACTGTATCTTCTGATAAATATATAAATTCAACTGGCAACGAAACATCAAGTACGGGTTGGTATGCTACGGATTACATACCCATTGATCCGAGGCATAAGACAATTACATTTAATTTACTTAATAGTTCTGGAAGTGCTGGTACAGCATTTTATGACGACCAAAAACAAACTATTAGTTTTACTAGTAATACCGATATTGCAAATAATGGGTATAAAATTGCTATACCACCAAATGCTAAATTTTTCCGTTCATCAAATATTAATGGAAACTATGGTATATTATCTACAGATGAATGGCAGATTGAATATGGAGAAAGAAGTACTCGGAAGGGGCATCATGGGATTATTCCGACCAGTGAGCTTGACACAACAAATAGATTACCTAATGATTCATTTTTTGATGGATATAATCTATTATCGGACAGGGAAAAATACCAGTTATTTGAATTGCCCTCTACTGGTGTGATGCAATTAAAAATTAAGTGTGCTTATCAGCATATTATTGTGCGTGGTAATTATAATTTTTTATATCTAAAGGATACAAAAAATAATAAGCATTATAGATTGACATTTAGTGATTTTCCAGGAATAACTTCAAATGATAGTTTTGAATCTGTGTTTATTATTCCTTGGTCACGCAATCTAGAAACAAATTATACACAGAGTGGTCGAGACTGGCGAATGGTCGTTGTTTTTGCGAGTGGAAGAATTTATCATAACTTCCCGTCTCGTGCTGTTGGATCAGACGGAACAGAAGTTGAAGGGGATATTGTACGGTTTGATGAGAGTGTATTGTGGGATTTAACAGGAAGGAAGTTTCCGTCTAAAGACCCCACAGCCACGGGGACAGAAACATATTTTCCAGGACTCCCAAATTCAGTTTATGAGTATTATCCAAAGCCAAACACTGACCCCAGTTTTGTAGACACCTATGGTAATGGAGGTTTTGGAAAAAGCATCACAATTAATGGTAAAACTTATGCAAGATTTTATGAGCCACGAAGGGGAGAACTGGCTAAGCATAGCTTCGCCAGAATGGGTGGTTTTAGTGCTACTGATAAAATTACCCTGTTAGGGACATACCGAAATAATGACGGTACTGACGGGACACGCATTTGTTTATTTGCTACTCATGATGGAGGGAGAAATTGGTTTTGTATATATGAGTTTGCAGGTTTACATGCCAATTATTTAATAAAGACAAGATATATTAATACGTCAGATCTAAGTTCTGCATATACCGCTGATTCTTTTGTTATACAAAAACGGACTTTAATATACCCGACTGCATCGGAAAAAGAGCCTGATATACCATTTGGGCTTGGGGATGAAATTGTAGTGTCTAATATCACACGGGCAGATCCAGCGGTAGTAACAACTACAACCGAACACGGACTGGTCACTGGAAATGTGGTTGTGTTTAAAGATAATGGCTCAAGTGAAGGGACTTCTCCAGATTGGGATTGGATGCTTAATCCTACCGCTTCTACATCGAGTGGCGGGAATGGGAAGATGTTTTATGTTGAGGTTATAAACAGCACATCGTTTAAGTTATGTGAGTATATATATTCTCCTGAAAATAACTTACCATGCCGCCATATCCATTGTATTAACAGGGTTAAAGATGGCTGGATGTTAGGTACAGGAGAGATATACCCAAATGGTTGGATATGCTATATACAATTAAAAAGTTCAGAGTTGTATGAGGTTATTAGAGCTTATGATTTTAATAATAAATATAAAATTTATCGACTTAATTCAACTGCCGATAGTATTCAACGACCTCTTGGAGTAATGATGCTTGACGATGAAGATAGTAGCATTATTATTGCTGTAGATCATGGTTTTATAAAACGTGCAAATGTTCAATTACCAGAAGGCCGTACTATTCAATTTTCACGGAGTTCTTTTGGTGTATATAAGGGAAAAATGGTAGATGTGGATGATTTTACGCAATTCAAATGCTTATATGAAGCGGAACAACCAGCCTATCATTTTCAAGATTACAATGGCGTTTGGGTGTTTATTGGTCAAAAAGGAGAAGTGGCTCTAAGTTTTGATAAAGGTCAAACATGGTATAAAGAACAATTACCTCAAAGAAAGTCTGCAGAACATTATTTGGGAATGTATCAAAATACCATAATTATAGATGACATGGCAATAGTAATTAAGTAGTGATTTTAATTCGCATAAATAAAATAAGACGAACCACGAGGACGGGAATACACCCTGTCCTTTTCTTTTTGACCTTTCTTGCCCTTCCGTTCCTCTATTGTGAAAGTGGAGGAATGGATATGGCACCAAAACGCAATTTTAAAAAGGGCGCAGGTATAGCGCAAAAACCTAAAACAAAAAAGACACATGATATAGCCTTGTCGTATAAACAATGGTTATTTATAAACGACAAAAATATACAAAAGTGCGATTTTGTGCTGTACGGAGGAGCTGCGGGCGGGGGCAAGATGGAAAAAATTACAAATAAGGTATTGACCCCGTTTGGCTACAAGATGATTGGCGAATTAAAGCCTGGAGATTTAGTAATTAATCCTCGTAATGGTGGAGCTTGTAAAGTTATCATGGCTCATCCCATTCAAGAAGTAGAGACTTGGCTTGTTACGTTTGACGACGGCTCACAGGTTGAATGCTGCAAAGACCACCTTTGGGCTTATCGTTGTTCAGGTAAAAGAAATAAGAATTTTGATAGGCAACGACGGATGGGCGAAGTTGATGATTGGCTAGGCGGTTTCAAGGTTGGAACTACCGAAGAAATAAAGAAGTATGTTGATAGAGCAAAAGAACAACAGAAAAGAGGTACAAGACCAAATTGGGTTAATATACCAGTAGCAAGGGCAACAGAGTTTACAGTTACATGTAAATACCCAGAAGGCAGGTGGCCGGTTGATCCATATTTACTTGGCGTATTAATAGGTGACGGTTGCTTATGCGGCGGGACTATATCGTTTACTACTGTAGATGAAGAAATTGTTGATAACATTAAAAAGATTGTTGAGCCGGAAGGGTATGTATCACCATGTTCTGATGGCAAGGATTATGTAATCCATTTAGATGGTTTGCGTCGGAAGCTTAAACGACTTAGGGTTGATGGTTGTCGTTCATGGGAAAAGTTTATTCCTGAAGCATATAAAATAGCTCCATTATCGATCCGTATACCTTTAATGGCGGGTTTGCTTGATACAGATGGATATGTGGATAGTAGAGGTGAAATATCTTATTGCACCACTAGTAAACAACTTGCCGATGATGTGGCTTGGCTTGCACGTTCATTAGGAGCGTACGCAAAGATTACCACTAAAACACCCACATATACACTTCACGGAGAAAAGAAAAAAGGACGATTGGCTTATAATGTTTGGATTAAACCCCATGATCCTAAAATGTTCTTTAGGCTTACTAGAAAATTTGATAGGGCAATTGAAAGACAAACACAACCGTTAAAGCAGATAGTTTCAATAGAAAATTTAGGATTTAAGCAGAAAATGCGTTGCATTACTGTTGACACAACAGATGGGCTTTACATAACAGGCGAGGAATTCACGGTTACTCATAACAGCTTCGCAATTTTAGTTGATGCGTTACAATATGCCAATAATTACAAAGGAAGCAAGCAATTAATCCTCCGTGAAACATTCCCAGAGCTTGAACGAAGCCTTATTATGGTTTCTCAGCAGCTTTATCCAAATGAGATAGCCCAATACGATGCTTCAAACCACAAATGGTATTTTTATAACGGCTCAATAATCGAGTTTGGATTCCTCGAAAATGATACAGATGTTCAAAAATATCAATCCGCAGAGTATGACCGAATTCTGATTGACGAAGGTTCGCATATGAGTGAATACAGAATCCGTTACATGAGATCACGTATCCGTGGTGCAAACGATTATCCAAAACAAATGAAGATATGTACTAACCCCGGTGGTCCCGGGCACAGATTCTTGAAAAAGACCTTTGAAATTGGAGTTAAGGCACCTTACGAAGTGCGGTTTTATTATATCGGCACAGACGAAAACGGCAAAAAAATGTATGAAAGCCGATGTTTTATCCCTGCAACTGTTTACGACAACAGAGCTTTGCTTGATAAGGACCCAAATTACATAAAAAACCTTATGCAACTACCCGAAAAAGAACGAGAACAACTTCTTAACGGCAACTGGGATGTAGACGATGATGCTGCTTTCCCTGAATTTGATAGAGAGATTCACGTTTTCAACATGGTAAAGGCTTTCCCGAATGGCATACCTAAGCATTGGCGAAGGTGGATAAGCGTTGATAATGGGTATGCGGACCCTTATTGCTGGCTGTGGCACGCAGTAGACGAGCAAGGGAATGTTTATACCTATCGGGAGTTTACAAGGACACGTGACGATAAGAAAACGCAGTTCACGTATTCAGAACAAGCCCGAAGAGTGGTTGAAAAGAACATGTATACAGAAGTAATCAATGGCGATGTTGTCGAGCGGGAGGAAAAATATGATTTTATCGTCGCAGGGCATGACGCATGGTTTAGTAATGTTCGTGACCAACAAGGCAAGACCTTGATTGACTACTACCAAGATGGAGGGCTACACGGATTTATCAAGGCTATTACAGACCGCAAGCTAAGGAAAGCCGTTATGCACGAGTATTTAGCCCCGTACATGGATAAGAATGTCGGCAAAATGACAGCAAAATGGTTGATAGCTGATTGTTGCCCGAAGCTTATTGAATTTCTTGCAGAGATTCAGCGTGATCCGGACGATTACGAGAAATACGCCGAGGACGGAGAACTTGACCATTATGGAGATTCAGCGGGTTATGGACTTTTGGCATGGCACGCACAGAAATCCCGTACTCCGCAGGGCGATAAATCAGAAATCCAGAAGCACAAAGCAAAGTTAATGAGGAATTTAAAGCGGAATGGCTTTAGAGCGAGTTAAAACCAATAGAGGAAAGGATGATTGAAAGATGATTACAATAACTAAATTTCCGTATCGCAGACGATGTGAAATGAATTTATGCTCCTGTTTGGGAGTACATGCAGTAGGGGAAGAAAACGGGCCCGCAAGATTAAGACAGATTTATTGCGAGGATCATCTTATCGAGCTGGGCAAGGCAATAGCGTTAAAATTCCCTGAAGAGTTCCCGACAGGCAACATTGCCGAGCTTGAGGACAAGGAGCGTCAGATTGTAGACCTTAAACAGCAGTTGGACGCTAAGACCACAGCTCACGAATGCCTAAAAGAACAGCTTGCCGATCTTAAGAAAGCACAGGAAAAGCCTGTACCCAAGACAGCTTCCAAAACTGCAAGCAAAGGGGCGAAGAAATAATGCTTGAGTACATTGTGTTGGCAATTCTAATAGCGGTTATTATCGGGCAACAAGTGGTTATTGTTATTCAGAATGTAACTCACTCGAAAGAGCGTAAAGACCTATACAACCGCATTATGGCAAGGGATTTGACCGAGTACAATCATGCGACCAAACATGAGAATCAACAGGACAAGCCATTAAGTGCTATGCAAAAGAAATATAAAGACTACGAGAAAAGATGGAAAACAGGTGGATAAAGCAGGAAAGCAGGTGAGGGGTTATGGGTTTACTTGATTTTCTTAAGAACACATTTAATCCGAAAGACCCACAGGATAAGCAATATCTAAAATATGAAGAGGAATACGTTACTTTCAATAAGAAGGAATTGGAGAAGAGGCAGAAGGAAAGACGGGCTATTGAATTGCAGTGGAATCTTAATCGTAACTTCCTTGAAGGTAATCAGTATTGCGATATCAATTTGGCATCCGGTAGGGTGGAACAGATTGAGAAGTTTTATGATTTTGAGGAAAGAGGCGTCTACAATCAGATAGCCCCTATTTACGAAACCCGCCTTGCCAAGCTTAAAAAAGTTAAACCGATTCCATTTGTACGACCTGCAACCAGCGAATCAAACGATCTTATGGCAGCTAAGACAAGTACATATGTTGCGAGAGGACTTGAAAGTAAGCAGAGAATGGAAGAAAAGAGAGCGCAAATGACGGCGTGGGCCGAGATATGTGGAGGTTGTTTTTTGAAGCATGTCTGGAATCCCAATGCTGGACGCCTTATTGGAGAAATGGATGGACAACCAGTATACGAGGGCGATATTGAAAAAATTGTTGTTCCGTTCTTTGAAGTGTTCCCGAAAAACAATTATGTAAGCATGGACACGATGAAGGATATTATGCACGTTAGGGCTTACAGTGTGGACGATATTTACGATATCTGGGGAGTGGAAGTTAAGGGTAGAAAGATAGATGTTTATACTCTTGAGCATACCAATGTCGGTACAGGAAGTCAGTACATGATTAACTCTTCCTACAGGATAATCCCGACACAGATTGATGAATCAGAGTATGTTGTTGAGTACACTTGCTTGCCGTGCCGTAAATTCCCTAATGGAATTGTCATTATAACCGCAGGCTCAAAGCTATTAGAAGTGAAAGAGTTTACCTATCATGTTGGCGAGGACGGGAAACCGGGGCTTAACTGGGAAATGCAAGCTTGCATAAATAACCCTGGAAGGTTCTGGCCAGAATCGGTTATAACAAGGCTTATTCCAATACAGAGGGCTTATAACGCTGTCCGGAACCGTAAACAGATAGCTTTAAACCGTAAAGCTTTAGGCGTTTTGGATATTGAGGATGATGGAACGGTTGACATTGAACAGTTAGAAGAAGAAGGATTGCCTCCTGGAAAGATTCTCGTTCGTGGCAGAGGAACAAGAGCTGCACAATTCCTTCGTGACGGCGGAGGTCTTAATGACTTTGACGTTGAGATTAAACAGCTTGAACATGAGTTTGAAAGAATATCCGGAGTATCAGCGTTTTCATCTTCAAGCCTTGTTCCAACAGGAGTTGAATCCGGTGCGGCTATGGAGAAAATTCGTGAAATGGACGACAGCAGACTTTCATTGACCGCCGAGAATATAAACCATGCTGCAATTCAATCTTTCAAGATAGACCTTCGTATGTATAAGCAATTTGCAACAGGCAAGAGGCTGTTAAGATATGTAGGCGAAAACAACGATGTAATGCTAATGGAATGGGAAGCAAGCGACCTTCAAACCGAGGACATTATTGTTGAGAAAGAAGATGCACTTTCTCAGACACCGACGCAAAGAAAGATGATGGCTATTCAACTTATGCAATACGGATTGTTCAGGCCTGATGTAGACCCTACATTGCGTTCCAGAATGCTTGAAATCTTTGAGCTGGGCAACTGGGAGGATGCCGATAACGTGGAGACATTACATAAGTCAAGAGCTATGCGTGAGAATAAGCTGCTTGAACAGGGCGAGTTCCCAATGCCTGACGAGATAGACGATCACCAGATACATATTGACGAGCATACCAAATTCATGCTTGATATCAGGTTTGAACAAATCAAAGCAGAAAGACCCGACATTGCTTATAGCTTCTATGAACACTTGAATATGCATAGAGCGATTGAAGCACAGAACGCACAGCAAGCCATGATGATGCAGATGATGGCAAGTGGTAAAGCCCCGCCGCAGATTCCGCAAGAGCAACCCGATAAGGAGATTGAGATACCGGAAAATGAATTGGAAACGGCTTAAAGGAATAGGAGGATAGTTATGAAATATCGAAAAAAGCCAGTGGTAATTGAAGCTATAAAATGGGACGGATTAAATCTACAAGAGATTAAAGAGTTTGTTGGTGAATCACTTGAATACTACATAAATGATGCGGCGTGGCAAGTTGGAAAAGGTAAACCTCATGTCCAT